CCCGATGACTTCGTCAGAAGAGTTAAGGAATCTCACCCTGAACTCATACTGGATGAACGAACTGTCTACACTGGTATCGGTAACACCGTGATTGTAAAGTGCAAGAAACACGGGTACATTAAGGTCATAGCTGGTGAATTAATACGTGCGCGTGGGGACGGTAGGTCTGTCGTAGGTTGCCGTATATGCACCGCTAGCTCTGGTGCTAGACGCGTCTATGAACAACTCACGCATATGGGTATAAACATTACTAGCGAGTGGACACATCCAGCGTTACCTAATAGCAGGTATGATTATTATCTACCCGAGTTGAACATCCTCATCGAGTATGACGGAATTCAACACTTTGAACCAGTTAAACACTGGGGCGGACTAAAGGGACTAGCGCTCAGGAAGAAGAAGGATAGGGAGAAGACCGCGTTTGCTAAAGCCATGGGCATCCCGTTAATCAGGATACACCATAATAAAGATGATATTCTAGAACAATATCTAGTACACGAGTTAGCCAAGATATATAAGTACTACTATCGTGATAAGTACTTTCGTAACTACGCTGAACTCATCAAGAACAACTCTCAACTAGCTGACGCAACAGTTACTGAGTGCAAGCAATATCTAGTAACACAACAACACAAGTTATAATATGTGCCCGGTATGGGTTAACCCATACTGAAAAAGCCCTAGCTATAGTAACATCAGCTACGGTGAATAACCTATCTAATTGCGGGAACCCCTGTATAACATGTATGCTACGACTTACAGCTAGAAATAGACTGTAATACCCACGACGTAATATAGTCAGCGGGCATCGTAACAACGCATACATCTGGGCGGAACCGACGCAGCGAAGTCCCTTCAACAGCGAGAGCTACCTGGTTATCCAGGGTGGATGAGTTCAACGACCAAGGGTGTTGGATCCCTGTAGGGCCCAAACGGGTGAGTTACGTACTCTTAAATCGAAACGGTAGGATACATTAACAGACGTTAGTGTAGTGATATGGTCTGTTCGATCGTAAGATCCCTCTCGCCTTACAAGGTGGGTTGTTATCTGTAATGGATAAGTAGCACGTAGAGGTGCGGGGCGATAGTAGTGTATCGCTTGAACAACAAGAGTAAATAACACGAAGTAAGATGTAACACCTGGCAACAGTCAGTGGCGTTACAAAATACTTAGTATGGTCTAAGAAGTAGTATGTGCTTAGACCATTTGCTACATATGTTAGTGATAACATATGTTATCTCTGTTAATTGCGGGAACCCCCTAAAGGGTATAGCTACCACTTGCACATGGAAACATAGTGTAATACCTATAGAGTAATGTTTCTAATAGGCACGGCAGCACCATAGTGAAAGGTGTTGCCAGGTACTACCACCAAGATATGCGGTAGTAACGAGGTAAAAACGCTATACTATATTGTTAAGTCAATAACACTAAGGTTATCGATGACCACAGCCGTATATCAAACGGTATAATGTGGTTATGGGTAGACTGTGTGTGTAATGGGCGACCGACGCAGCGAAGCACCTTAAAAGACAAGAGTCATCCGATGTGGAGTGTGTGAGTTCAACGACCAACCGTTTACCACGGTGTAGGGCCTAAGCAGGTGGGTATGGAATCCCTTAAATCGAAACGCAGAGCGTCTAGTCTTGATACAACTAGATGAAGATATGGTCTATTATCCTAAGGAAACTTAGGGAAGTTCATTGTGGGTATATACTTGTATCCGCGAACAAGAGAACTGGCGCAAGTAGCGACTGCGTTGAATGTCGAGAAGGGGGTTGTAGTAGGCGTTTTACCAACGGCGCAGATGCCTGTAGACGCTAATGGTGTAAGAGCTGAGATACTGTTAGACCCTACTAGTATTCCTGGTTTTGATGTGTAACCTTATGTATGTAGTAAAAGTGGCAGTAAATGCGGTAATTGCGTTACCGTATAGAACATAATAACAAGGAGGTACTATGGTACTAACCGATAAAAATAAGTACTTCCTAGAGCGCGCTAAAGAGCGCTACGGGGAGAACGTAGAAGAAATATTCGACTACTCTAAGGTCGATTACCTACGGGCTAAGACAAGTCTAGCCATCCGCTGTATAAAACACGACCTATGGTTCACCCAGACGGCGGCCAGCCATATAACCGGCATGGTTTCCTGTAAGAGATGTAGGAGTGAGAGACCACTTAGGAAGAGGGTTCGTACTAAAGCAGAGTTCATCAAGCGAGGTATAGAACTCTATAATGGACTAGACACCTACGAGTTCCTTAACTTCGTCAACAGTAGCACTAAAGTCATGATTACCTGTAAGAAGCACGGTAACTATCTGATACGTCCAGGAACTTACTTACAGGGCTGCCGATGCATAGCTTGCGGTGTGGAGAGTAAACAACTGACACTTAGCGACTTGAAGATCAAAGTTAAGGAAGTGCACGGTGATAGGTACACCTATGACTGGAGCACTTACAAGAACTCGTCCAACAAGATGAAGATCCGGTGTCGTGTGCATGGGTGGTTCGAGCAACGTGTTAACACGCACATATCCGGAAGGGGGTGCTCGGTATGTGGTGTTGATGTCAAGCGTCATAGTTCTGATAAGGTCCTAGGTCGTATCAAAAGTCACTTCAGAGACCGATACACCTACGATAAGTTCGTATATGTACGTGACGGTGATCCGGTTATCATCACTTGCAAGCGACACGGTGATTTCTCTAAGGTCCCTAATGAGCTAGTGCGTGGGCACGGGTGTCCGTGCTGTGGAGAAAGTAAGAATGAACGCACTATGTCTAACGTCTTAACGGATAACGACGTAGCACATGTTCAAGAGTGTCGACTAGCTGGTAGTAGATATCGTTACGACTTCTATCTAACAGATCTAGATGTCTTGGTAGAGTTGGATGGGAAACAACACTACGTAGCTATGGAGCACTTTGGTGGTGCGCGTGGGCTAGCCAGCACGCAACGGCGCGACGATACAAAGAACCAGCTAGCTATCAAGCATAATATACCACTCATCCGCATCAAGTACACTGAGTTCGGCTGTTTACACAAAGCGTTCTTCCGCGAGCTTAGTAAAATATATAAGTATCGCGTGGGCGCTAAGTTCTACAAGAGTTCAGAAGATTTACCTAAGAATATCAAATCGTCAGATGTTGATAAATATCTAACGTATAAGGGTACGCAATGCCCTGAATGACTACTACTACATAAAGTTATGTCTGAAGCCCGGTATGGTAGAAATATCATACTGAAAAAGCTACGTATCACTACGTAGTGAATAATCTATCTAACTGCGGGAAGTCCTGTATAACGCCACGAATACTACTTACACATGGAAACATAGTGTAATACCTTATCATCAAGCAGATGAGGCATAGTGAAAACTTCGTGACCTGGGCACGATCATCGCAACGAAGCACCTTAAAAGACGAGAGTCATCCTATCAGGAGTGTGTGTGTTCAACGACTAACGGGATTAGGTCCGTGTAGGATACCAAGTGGGTCCGAAATGGTAGAGCCTTCATACATCGCTATGGCGATGTTTAAGGATTGATATAGTCTAGTCGATCGTAAGATCCTTCTTATCTCATAAGGTAAGTCGTTATCTGTAATGGATAAGCTGCGAGTAGAGTCGCGGGGTGGTGGTAACGCATCGCTTGAATGTAACGAGAATGAACCCGTCTAACCTATATGAACAATATTTTGCTGGGTTCTCCAGACAGATACAATCATTAGTTAGGCATGAAGTAGACGCTATCGGAGGTCCAAGTAACCTGGACCCAGTTATTACCGATAGGGTGTTCGATATTATACTACAAGGAGTTGCTAAATTAGATACAGAACAATACCAAGGTTACGCAGTTCTAGATACTGAGAGTAAACTATCCGTGGTGTTAGAAACTTACTACAAGGAGTGTTACCTATATTATAAGATCTCTTCTAAGAAGAAGCCATATGACATAGTTGGTGATATTGAGGGCACTGTATATGAACCCAAGCCAACTCCAGTAACTTATTATGGAGCTGGTGGTAATGGACCGTTCGTAACTAAGAAAGCTGTTATGATAGCACCGCAGTATATTATGTTATTAGCTAAGACACCTGAGGAATATCTAGTGTGCTCATCGGCTAAGACTAATCATTACGACTTACCGGTGTCAGCTAGTTCAGCTGTTAGGCAGACTATGCCCTATCGCAATAGTCCAACAAAGATCCTTAGCGAGACGGAGAGCCGGCTTTACACATCATATGTGTCGCAGGAAGGTATAGCTGAGCTTAAAGATCGCGCCAATAGTGTGGAGACCCATGCTATGATATATAAGCATCTATTAGAGGCTGATAAACCCACTGATATCGGTGAATTGGTCAACCGTGCAGAACATCCGCTCGGCACTGATAAGGCACTAGATATCGTGAATAGCATCCTGAATTGCTCAGGAATAGAGTTGGTGCAAGTTGACCAATTAGATAAGTAAGATGTCGAGAGGCCCGGACAACCGGGTCTCTTGTACTAATAGAATCTTGTTTTTAATACTAGCTATATACATTACATGAGTGCAACTGGCACCGATGGAGAATATATATGAAATACGAGATAGGCAACCCCGAGACTATGGCACTACGCCCCAAGAATGCAGTTGGACACATAGTAGGTAATTTTTTAGTTAAAAGCCTGCTAGGCGATGGTGTTGTAGATGCTAAGTGTCTGTTATGCGGTAACGATAAGTATAGCGCCCGGTTCTATAAGATCAAATCAGGACACACCAAATCATGTGGTTGCTTACAGGCCATACGCGATCCAGAACAGTATATAGGTAAGAGAATCCATAAACTTACTATACGAGCTATATCCCCAGATAAAGCTAACCACGCCCTACAGGTAGTATGTAAGTGTGAGTGCGGCACCACCAAAACAATCATCCTAAACGTGCTACTTCGCGGTAAGATACAATCATGTGGGTGCGCGGGTAGAACTAGAGGAGGATTATCCAGTAAAGAGTCGCATAGGTATTACGACATATGGCGTCAGATGATGGCTAGGTGTTACCAATCAGGCGGGTTCGTTACTAATAAACCAACACTTAAATTCCTTAACAAACCTAAACCACATGCTAGGTATCAGGACTACGGCGCTAGAGGACTAACTGTTGCTAAAGAGTGGCACGACCTAGATACGTTCATCAAGTGGTATAAAGAGAATATCAAAGATGGCGAATCCATGGACCGTAAAGATAACGATGTTGGCTACGGACCAGCTAACTGTAGAACTGCTAGTATCGGTGTTCAGAACAGGAACCAACGAGTTAGGAAGGATAATAGTTCTGGGTATAAAGGTGTGTACATAGCTGGTAACCACTGGAGATGGTCGGTTAAGCACGAAGGCGCTGTTCTTCAGAAGGAAGGGTATGATACACCTGAATATGCTATCGCTGCTAGGAACAACGCTATATTGATTAATAAGCTGCCACACGACTTGCAACTACCAGAAGGATGCTTGTTAGTAAAAGTGGTAGATAACCAGGCGGGCGTTAGTATGTGGTAC